GCACCCCTTGCGTTTTAGTTCTCGGTGCATTTGATCTACTATCGAAGTCGCTTCCAGTGATATGTAATTCGTCCACGGATTCTTCTCGCTCAACAACTCGCACCGTATAGCTGAGAGCCGTGCTTTTAGCTCTTTACACTCCTTTCTCCTTCTGCGCTTCAGGGCGGACGTAGCATCCATCGCCACCTTCATATACTCCCTGCCAGCGTTAGTCAGCACCGCACAACATAACAGGTTGAGCGGATCGCCCATGTGTGCATTGTCCCTAATCCCAGCATGGTTAAGGCTGGTGCTATAGGACTTTCTCTTCGCCACTTACCATTGCCTCCTTTCTCGTTTCGTATAGCTTGGTAGCTACCGTTATAGCCTCGGCTACTGGATCCTCATACGCCAAAACCATTGCCTTTTCAATCGTCATCAAATCAATCGTATCCAATACAATCTTGATATGTTCGGGCTTCTTGTAACCAATCCGCAGATGTGATAGTATTGCCCGCCTTACGGCGAAGCTCATCGCCTTCTCTTCTTCCATAACTTTAGGCCAGTTACGTATCAGTTGCTCGCTGTTGGCTGCTTCGCCGTGAGCCTTGCGCTCTGCCTGCTGTGCCGCTTGACGCTGCTTGCGCTCATGCTCTTGGCGGGGGGTCATCTGCCGTGCCATTTGTAACAACTGCCCCGGCTTGGGCCGCCACTCGCTGTTACTGAGTAGCCAGTTGTCGATGGCGTTCATCCAAGCGTCATCCGAAAGCCAGCCCAAGATGCGATACCACTGCCGCAACTGCGACGCATCGGGCTTCCAGTTATACTCGCTCATAATAACTTTAATGCCCGCCTTGAAAGCGTCTTGACTTAGTAAAGAGCTTTTACCGGAAGTCGAGGTCATCAATGAAGGCACCTGCATCGCTTGCGTCATCGGTTATCTCTCCTTTCATTTGACCCTGCATGATCTCGTAACATTTCTTTTCGGGATACGCTTTTGACGGTTGTCGAAATTTAGTTGGGGATTGCATGAATCGCGGCACCCACGACTTGAGAGCAAAATCACTGATCTCCCTAATCTCACCCCACTCCAATTTGTCGATGCGGTGGAGGTCATCAAACACTTTACACCACGCCATTTTGTATTTCGCCTTATAATCCAATTCGGGATGTTTTTTCCACTGGATGTGGAGCATATCAGCTTCGATAGAAGGCGAATACGACTTGCGGTATTGCGCCATGTAGTGCTTGTGGCAGTAGCCGCCTCGGTCTGCCGCATCATCGCAATCCCGCTTCTTGCAATGAGTAACCGATCCGTTTTGAGTAACAGCAGCGGGTTCACTACGACTAGTTGTAGGTTCTAAGTTAGTTGTACTAGTATCTTGGTCTAGGGTACCTTGGTCTAGGGTACCTTGGTCTACGGTACTGGTACTAGAGTCCTCCTCCTGTAACCTTGCCTCGACAATCGGTAACAATACTATCTCCTTGTTACTGACTTTATTACCATCCTCGTCTTCATTAGTAACAATTCTGGTGTCGATGTTGACCTCTATGATTATTTTCATATGATTGCTTTCCTCTCGCTCCTTTATGAGTTGTGCTATGGTAGCTGTAATGTGTGGGATGCAGCTATTGCCTAATCCTCTAAGTCGGTCCACCCTATTGGAAACCCCATCAGATATTCGGATAGGTGGGGGTTCAGCTTCCCACCCGCCAAGTAAGCCATGTCGTATAGTGTTTGCCCCAATACGATCTTCGACCCCTCCTTGCGGGTTGCTGTTATATTCCGGCCCTGCGATACGGTTGGGGTAGGATATGATCCACGTACGTGAGCGTGTGTGCGGGGCACCAACGTCTGCACCCGATATAATATTCCATTCTGAACTATACCCGATCTCGGCCAAAGACCCGCATAATCGGTCGAGTCCTCCATTGACGAGTCGGGATACGTTTTCCACGACAACGTATCGTGGTCGAAGCTCGCTAACGACTCGTAACATTTCCCACCATAAACCGGAGTTTTTTCCATCTAACCCTTGTCCTTTCGCATTTGCCATTGACAAATCTTGACATGGGAACCCGCCAACTATAACATCAACAGGCTGCAATGTAGTGCTATCCACTTCGCGGATGTCATTGTAACGGGGAACATCGGGCCAATGCTTTGCCAGCACCGCTCGGCAATACGGGTCAAGTTCGACTTGCCATGCGATGTCAAATCCCGCAACGGTAAAGCCCAAATCAAAGCCACCAATCCCCGAAAACAATGACCCTACTCGCATGTGATTAGTGTTACATCAACGCCGGGATTATCCCGATCCAATCTAAAATTATCTTCAAATCCAACGATAAATTTAGCGTTGTCATCGGGTATAATCTCGGCCTTAACTAATCCATCCAAAATATACTTGACCATAAATCCGCGTAATCCATCGGGATCTCGGCGCATATTCGGCATGCGCCAATCAAAGGCCACCCTAATAGGTGTCTCCATCGGCACAAGCCGCTGCGCCTTGGCTTCGGCCCACACGCGCTCGGTCCATCTACGCTTTTCGTTGGCGTATCCAGACCAATGCCCCTTCATCTTCTTAATCGAAGCATTCATCGCGGGCCAATCCCCGTCAATCGTCAGTTTTTGATTTTTTGACATCTGTTACACCGAATATCATCTCTTCAACATCCGCCTTGTTTACGCGGATAAGCCGCTTCCCCAATCTGCGATAAGGTATGAGATTGCGAACTACTACCCAATCGCGCATTGTGAAGTAGCTGACCCCCGCCGCTTTCGCGGCTTGGGCCAGCGTCATCCACTCCACTTAGAAGTCCTCTAATGCCAATTCGATGGCCGCATCGCGCTCGCTCAACTCTTCTTCTACGACCTTCGGCTTCTCGGCTCTAATCCCCAATCGCGTGGCTTGGTTAAACATCGACTGCCCCAAGCTGATGGCAGTCTGGGTATCGACATCCCAACCCGCTTCCCCGAACTTCCGCATAATGCCAGAGGCTCGGTGCATACATTGCTCGGCTAAATCACCGAGATCTTGCAACTCATAGGCACCCGATGTTACAGGTGTTACAGTTGCAGCAGGGGCTGCGGCGGTAGTTTTTCCAGCAGGCGGTGCCTGTATCTGAATAGCTGGTCCGGTCCCGTCAATCTCGTTGGGACAAGTCTCGCCTGTTGCCACTGGAGCAACCGTGTTAAAGCTCCGCGCAGCGGCATTGTATTCTTCCAACCTCGGCGGCTGGCCATCGCCCGCTGTAACAACGGACGAAGAGAAATCCTCGGCACCCGTCCGCGTAATCGCCATAACGCCACCCGATCCCGGCCAGCACTCCAGCATACTCCAGATCAAATGCGCGGTGCCCTGTAGCTTGTCGCCCCCCGCAAAACTCCCTTTGATTGAGTAATACCAAGTGCCGTGGGCCTGCTGGCTTGGGCCTCGGCTAATGCTGTTATAGGCCCCTACCGTAAAGTTTACGGTTTCACCGATTTTAATTTGTGGCATGAGTAATCTCCCTTTGCTTAGTTTTGTGGAGGCGGCGAATCCGCTCCATTACTACGTTATTATTGCAGTTGTCGCAACAACGACCCGCAGCAAGCGGCTCGGCGTTGTGGCCCTTGTCCCACCCGCTCAACGGCTCTACCGTTATCTGACTATCACATATGCAGCAATCCACCTTATAAGCTCCTTAGTATATGTGCCCCGATATACAGGACGGTGCAACCCAAAAACGCCCACACCAGTTTATCCGTCCGCGATATTAGCGGGCGGGTGCATCGGTAGGGCTTGCGCGAATCTAATTTAGTTCGTAACTTCTTAGTCATAATCCGTTATCTCCTTATGGGTTTTGGTTGTGTGTGTGCATTGCCTGCCCCTCGTTGGCCTATCCAGCGGGGGGCGTTTATTTTAATATAGGGATAGGCCCTAATCTACGCAACTAAAAACAATCAAACTAATCTAATTTAATCTCCGATTGCCGTTTGGCCTTTACTAATCCAAGCAATCCAAGCGGCACCGGACGATTGACCCCCCGCTCCCATCGGGATATTGTTATAGAACTAACTCCTATTTGTTGGGCAAACTCTGCCTGCGTCAATCTTAATTTATCCCGCAATTCTCTAATCTCATCGGCTTTCATATTTCAACCTCTTATTGGGTGTAACAGCCCCTGCCCAAGTTGTAACGCTCGGGCAGGGGCTTTGATTATTTGTCGAGTCCTAACTCTGCGAGAATTTCGTCCATTGTATGATGGGTTGCGGGCGAACTATCGTCCTCTCTCGCTTTGCGCTCAAGGTGATCTCTAATCACTGTCAATCCAGTTCTGACAATCTCGCCCGCGTTCTCTTCGCCGTGCTCTTTAACCAACTGCTGAAATGTTGCTTCGGCGTTTTTAACCGCCATCATCATAGTATATAAGTGCGGGTTTAAGTCGAAATAGCCCGCCAGCATTACGCCCAAGCTAAAGAAATCGCCCTTTGTATAAATGCAGCCCGCTGTATCGGCTGGCCCTTCGCAGCTTGTAATCGCCAGATATTCGTCTGCCGCCTTTAAATCCTCGGCAATCTCATTGGGGTCTTGCTCGCCGTCTGATTGGTCGTTTATCTCCCAAGGCATTTTATTGTCTCCAAGTTTTTTCGCCATCGTAATCTGGCGTAAAGTAAAAATCATTGTCACACTCTTCGCACCCCTCGCACTCTTCGGGGCAATCGCAATCTGATATTCTTTTGTAACAAGTGTCGCAAGTTACAACCACTTCATACCCAAGCGGCCCGTCGCTTTTCCATATGCTGTAGGACGTTGTCATATACAATCCCCTCCCGGCGTCACATAGTCAGCTGCCCCATCATGGAAGCAACCCTCGCAAAGCCCCCCGATCCCGTCAACGTCAATCAACTCCTCGCTAATCTCGCCGCAAGCAATGCAATCCTTATCCACGACAGTCTCCTTATATAATGTAACAGGCCAGCACCGCCGGGGGCCTATCCCCTGGCAGTGCTGGCCTTGGATTAGAATTCGTGTACCAGCAAGCCCCCGTCAAATTCAATGACGGTAGTTTGGTCCCTCAAGTCGTCTATGCAACATGTTAGGCAAGCCTCTTCTGTTGCAACGGCCACAAGGTCAAAGCGCGTGTTGTAAAAATGCTCCGAATAATCCTCGCAAAGTTCTGCAAGGTTTTTATACTCTGCGAACGCGCAACACAACCCCACAACGTCAAGCTCTATATCCTCGCCCATGTAGTTGCTTGCCTCGTCCAGATACTCGTAAAGCGCATGGAGGGCCGGGCGGCTGAAGTGGCTTCTGCGTTGGGGCCATTGCTCGAACTCGGCGGCGAACTCATCAACGCCGTTAATCTTTACGACAATCGCCATAATCTTAATCTCCTTTTATTCGGGGGCCTATCCCGCCGATATTCTTAATCTACGGCAATCCAGTTGATTAGTCAAGTGCTAAATGAAAAATAAAAAAAATAAATCCAATCCAATCCACCGAACCGATGCCCCGCCAAGCACGAATAAATATATTTATGATAGAAATAATAAATATATTTATGATAGGTCGACCCAAGCAAGAATAAACATATTTAGAATGGGCCAAAGCCCTAACTTGTTACACCTTGCCCATACTTGTTGCAACTTGATAGCGTGCAAATATTGCAGGGGGGTAGATGGTAATTGTGGATAACTTTTGTGATTTTTTTAACCCTTGCCGAAAAAAAAATAACGGGGGCTAACTTGTTACAAGTAAAGAGCTTGCGACAAAAGCAAGCGGGGCCAAGCGGGGTAGTCATAAAAAAAAATTACCTTGTGCTTGACTATACACTTGCCTACCCCACATATTTAACGCACGCCATAGATAGGCTATGGTGCAACACACTATATAAGGAGTAGCGAGATGAGCAAGCCCGCATGTATTTTTCAGAATTGCCACAGCGAGAGCATAAGCAAGGGGCTATGCAGTAAGCATAAACAAGCCCGCTGGAACGCAGAGCAAAAAGGGAAGGCATGGCCCCTAAACGCCGATGGCACCTATAACCCTTCCCTTTGTCCCTCCCTTGCAATAGAAGCGCAAGCCCCCGCCCCCGCCCCCGCTCCCGCTCCCGCTCCCGCCCCCGTTGCCCCCGCCCCCGTTGCCCCCGTTGACAACAGCGCGGCGAAAAGTAAAGCGGAGATGCTGGAAGAGCTTTTGTCTGGTGGAAAAGATGAGCGAGTCGATGAGCTTATTACTCGTATTTCTACGCTGGAAAATTCTATTAGTGCCCACTATAGAATTGATATAGACCACGGCAAGGGCAAGGTGGTTAAAGTTGAGGGGTTGAATCACCGTGTAACACCGTATGTTATCGACCTTGTAGCTGCCGATAAAATGCCATACTTGGTAGGTCCCGCTGGCAGTGGGAAAACTACGTTAGCGGAAAAAGTAGCTGCTGCATTAGATCTCGATTTTTACTCTACAGGTGCAGTGGTTCAGAAGTATGAATTGACCGGATTTGTAGATGCCACTGGCACCTATCAAGAAAGCTCTTTTTATAAAGCATATAAATACGGCGGGCTATTCTTATTCGATGAGCTTGACGCCAGTTCGCCCGCTGCTATTGTAGCATTTAACGCTGCTCTCGAAAATGGCCACTGGGCTTGCCCATCTGGTGAGATGGTAATACGCCACAAGGATTTTCGCGTTATCGCCAGTGCAAATACCTATGGTAAGGGAGCTACTTTGTCTTATGTAGGTCGTAACCCCCTTGATGGAAGCACGATTGATAGGTTCGCCTTTGTAATTATGAATTACGATTTCGCTCTTACTGCTGCTATCAAGGGTGTTGCATACGATGGCAAACAAGCCCCCCTACGCTACACTGTTAAAGAAAACAGCGAGCACGATATAAGTAGCTATTTTCGAGACGTTACATTGTATGCGGATGCAGTGGACGCTATGGGCATAAAGCACATCATAAGCCCCCGCGCTGCTATCAATGGTGTTGATATGTTACGCCGCAACGTCAAGCGTTCAGTGGTTGAGGAAAGCTTTATCTGGAAAGGTCTGGACGCGGATAGCGTAAAGAAAATTAGACAGCATGCAGCCGATGCACTGGCGAAGTTAGATAGGGAGGAAAATTAAGATGGTACGACTGGAAAAGAAAAATGCAACAGAGACCATGAAAGGACTTGGGCAAAGGGGCAAGGATACGGGCAAGGGAGAGAATATTTACACAACAAAAGCTACTGTTGGAGAGATGATAGAATTTATTAAGCAAGCCCCCCGCATAGATGGAGCGGGCAAATCATCTACCGAAGATGAGTCTACTAAGGACTGGGACGATAACGCTGGTTACAAGGGATCAATAGAGCTTGCCGAAAAAGGATGGCCCACTGGCGTTAAGCAGATGAAAAAATTCGAAGTAGAGGCGGGGGAAAACTTCGATACCTTGCCCGCTTTTTCTTACGATATTGCGGGAGCTTTCCCCTCCGTTCCCGCTTACTGCGCTGGTGATCCAGAGCATATGGCATTGCCTGTTGATTTGCCCAACAAGCCCATTTGTAGGATGGTAGTAGAAATCGGTAAGGTATGGCATTTAAAGGCCGCTACTTCTATGCGGTATGGTGTGGCCATCTTGGGGGCCGTCAATAGCTTGATAACGGCGGGTGTTACAGTAGTGCTTGACGCGAACTGGTCTGGGGCTTTCGATTTCGACCGGAAAGACTACACACAGTGGCTTATACCGCTGGGCGGAGGCGGGCAAGTTATGGACCTTGATAGGCTCGCTTATTGCCTTGCACATCCAGCACTGTTGCGGCGCATCGGCTTTGCTTATTTGGAGCGCGTCAAAGAGCTTGCCCCAACTACTAAAAATGGCTACTTGCTAAACTATGGCGGGGGGCTTTTTGATACATCTGAATACGATGTGCATTTCCCCCGTATTGCCAATGATAAGGATTGCAAGGATGCAGCAGTAGCCCGCCAGTTAGTCGAGGGTATCCTAAGCAAAGCGGGCTATGGCAATGAATAAGGGACAGCGATTGTCAAAGCGTAAACAACTACGCAAAGCCCGCAAGGCGGAGCGGAGATTGCAGCGCGAATTAGAGCGGTTGAACATCAATAAAGATCGACCTTATTGGTATCAACCAGAAGAGTAGACTAAGCCCCAAAGCCCCCGTCAAAGTATCGGCGGGGGCTTTGTTTTGCTTGTTACAATAGCCCGCCGTGGGGTAACAATTACCACCAGGTATCCACATTTTGAAATTTTCAGCCCGATTTTCTGCGAAGTTTGCAAGCCCCAAACAAGCCAAAAAAAAGTAACGGTTACCCTTCGAAGTCCACCAGCCCCCTTGTAAACTTGTAACAATTACCCGCCTTCCAGATACAAGCCAGCCGCAAGACAAGCCCCTAGTACTAGCTTAGTCTTAGTACTAGACTAGTACTAGGACTAAGGCAAGCCACAAGGTCCAAGGTCCAAGGTCCAAGGTCCAAGGCAAGGTCCAAGGTCTAAGGGAGCCAAGGGCAAGGTCTAAGCCTAAGCCTAAGCTAGTGTAACAAAGCAAATGAGAGGGGATAACGTCAATAGGGACCAAATCTCCCAATGGTATCTTTGTTACATACCTACAAAGCCCGTCAAGCCCGCTCATTTGCCCCACAAGAGCCAAAGCCCGCCCTGCCCTTGCCCTTGCCTATGGGCGGGGGCACTTGGCCGTTACAAGGCCATTGCAGCGGCTTAGACGGGGTTTAGGCTTATCGGGGGGCTTATACTCACCATAATAGGCATTATCGTTAGTATCGGGCTTATCGGGCTTGGATTGCCCTAAGTGCTTGTTGTTACAAGATGTTACATCTATTATAAACTTCTTTATAATTATTCGAGGTGACCCCCCTCGGGGGCGGCTCATCATCGAACGAACCCGTATATACTCCCACCCAAATGCCTTGCCGCTGGACCCCCCTTGTTACTCAGGGTTCATCGACCCGCCTTGGGGGGGGGCTTTGTATCTTCGGCTGCGCCCCTAAATTTTTTGCTTTGACAGAAGGGGGCTGTTACAATATTATTTTATCCTATGGTTACTTCGTTTACAGAAGACATGTTCAATAGCGATCAACGCTGGCCTTCGTTTGCATTTCGGGAGTTGAAGTGTTCCCATACTGGAGCTTGCGTCATGGACGAGGCTTTCTTGGACCGCTTGCAGGCTCTTCGCAACAAGGTGGGGCCGTTGGTTATTAGTTCGGGGTATCGTTCGGTAGCGCATCCAGTAGAGGCTGTCAAAGGTAAGCCCGGCACCCATACGATGGGTCGAGCGGTGGATGTCAGTTGTCGGGGCGAGAAGGCGGTTGAGGTATTGAAGTATGCTTTGCAGTTAGGATTTACGGGTATTGGTGTAAAGCAACATGGCAAGGAAGGTCGGTTCTTGCATCTGGATGACCTTACCAGTGATTCGTATCATGGGCCTCGGCCTACGGTCTGGAGTTATTAACGTGCAGATAAAGGATAAGCACCGCGAAGCGATTCAGATGATGATACTGGATCGGTATAGCCGCCGCCGCCAGACGGGTCAGATTGCTGCACAGGTTGGCGTAACGCGTTCGGCTATTACTCAGTGGAAGAATGACGAGGACTTCAAGGCCGAGTACCAGAAACAGTTGCGTATATACCAACAGGACTTCTCTGATATTCGCCTTGCGGATCGCAGGGAGCGGGTGCAGGTCTTGTCGGATATGTTTGAGCATATACCTTCGCAGCGGGTCAGCCTGCGGATGAAGGTTTTGGAGCAGATACGCGTTGAGGTAGGGGATGACCGTATACAAGTCGAGCATACTGTAGAGGTAAAAGGGCCGAACATGCCACCTCGCGCCGAGACCTATGAGGAGTGGATCAAGCAGAACCAGCAGATGCTGGAGTCGGGCGTAGGGGAATCGGTTGAAGCGGATTTTGAAATAGAGGAGTAACCAATGCCTTGGCAGCCACAGCCCGGACCGCAAGAGAAGGCTATACGCGCTTCTTTTGTAGATGAAATCTTCTTTGGTGGAGCGCGTGGGGGTGGTAAGACAGATTATCTTCTCGGAGATTTCGCTGCTGACGTAGAGCAGTATGGCGAGCATTGGCGTGGGGTGTTGTTTCGCCGCACCTACCCCGAACTGGACGAGATCGTAGACCGCAGCCGTGCGATCTACTTTGATCTGTTTCCGGGGGCCGAGTACAAGGTAGGATCCCATACGTGGCACTTCCCCGGTGGCTCTACGCTCAAGTTGCGCCATATTGAAACAGAACTGGATGCCGATCATTACCAAGGCCACCAATATACGTGGATTGGGTGGGACGAAGTGGGTTCATGGCCTAACCTCAAGGCCTACCATCGGCTCAAGGCTTGCCTGCGCTCGGCCCATGCCGTGCCCGTCAAGCGCATTCGCGTTACAGGAAACCCCGGCGGACCCGGCCATAACGAGGTAAAGCGTTACTTTGTCGATGCAACAGAAGAGGGTCATCTAACTACAGGGCAAGACAAGATGACGCGGATGTATATCCGCAGTCTTGTTACAGATAACAAGGTATTGTTACAAAGTGACCCCGGTTACATTGATCGCTTGAAGGCGGTAGGTGACGAGCAGTTAGTCAAAGCGTGGCTGGCGGGGGATTGGGACGCTATGGTAGGGGCGTTCTTTAGTAACTGGTTCGGGGATAAGGTCGTTGTTCCCTCTTTTAACATCCCCAGCCATTGGCCTTTGTTTGGCGCACTTGATTATGGGGAAAGCTCGCCAAGTTCCTTCGGTTTGTATACCGTAGATCACGATGATAACGTCTATAGGATCACTGAATACTACCAAGGCAACGCTTCGGCTTCGCAACATGCCGATAACATTAATGCTATCATTGAAGGTTGTCCTTTTACGGGGGGCCGCCATCCGCAAGCTATATATGCTGATCCGAGCATTTTTGTAAAGCGCAGGCTTACCGAGGCTATGAATCGCTCGCCTGCCGATGTTTTTGGCGAGCATGGCTTGTGGTTGACAAGGGCAAACAACGATAGGATCAACGGCTGGCGCGTCTGTAACGATGCGCTTATAAATGACCGCTTTCATTGCTTTGCGGGCTGGAATGATGCACTTTGCAGGACGGTGCCGACGTTGCCGAGGTCATCGCGCAACCCCGAAGACCTCGACACCCATGCCGAGGACCATGCCGCCGACGAGTGGCGGTATGCTATGATGCACTGTTACAAACCTCATGCTGCACCCGTAGAGCAAAACTACGAAGGCACCGCACAGCAAGCCCTCGACTCGTTATCGGCAGGGGGAAAAAGGAAAGGACGTTACAATACGGGGCTTTGACTTTTGTTACAGGTGTTACTATTTTACAAATTATGGCAACAAAAAAAACGACCTACGGGGCTTTGTTTCCTGTAGGCATACGATGGATGGATACTATGAAAGGCTTTAATGGAACGCCCAAGCCAACGAAGACCAAGCCTGCGGGCGGCAAGCGCGTTAAGCCCATGCCTGCTGGTGGTGACACCATGAAAAAGGGCAAAGGGTCCAAGTAATATGCCCAAGGTCGGCGGTAAACATTATAGCTATGATGCCAAGGGCATGGCGCAAGCCACGGCGGCTTCGCAGCGCAGTGGAAAGCCCATGACCAATGCACGTAAGAAAAGCAGTGCAAGTGCTAAAGGGTTTAACGGCACTCCAAAGCCGCAGACGCGCAGGGGCCGATGAAACAAGCTGATATAGATTTCTGGCGTGGTTCGATTGAAAACACCAAGGTGTGGATGCGAGCGCGTCACAAAGTTTGGCGTAGGCTGCTTAAGGCTTACGAGTTGGACTTTGAGGTCGATGGTCTGCCCGAAGACAAGACGGTAAGAGTTAGTCGCTTTTACCCGTTGTCGCGGCAGATCATTGCCAGTATCAGCTATAACTACCCCCATGTGTTTTTTCATGTAGAAGAGCCGGGCAAGGAGTTTGCCTCGGAGATATTAGAGCGAGTAGCTAACGCAGCCTTGGAGCAGATGGACACCAAGGCTGAAGTGCAACAGGTTATCTTTGATGCGTTGTTTTGTGATGTAGGGTGGCTCAAGTTCGGTTACAACCCACCGGGTGATGTCGACATGATTGCCCCCTATACTATCAATGATGCGCTTTCCAATGATTTCCCGTATGTCCACAGGGTAAACCCGTTCAATATCTTTATTGACCCCCTTACGCCCCCTCATAAGTTGTCTCATGCTCGTTACATCATCGAAAAAATGGTGGTGCCGCTGGAGTATGTGCGGCAAGATGAGCGTTTTAGCAACAGGCGGCAGATACAGCCTATTGACGAAGAAGATACGACTGATACGCTGTTAGCAGATGTCGAAGGCGGCGCAGCAAGCGAAGAAGCCGATGCGGTCAAAGATGCTAAGACCCAAGGCAAGATGACGGTGCTGTATGAGGTCCATGACCGTATGCACCGCAAGCGTATTACTTTTGCCGAGTCGGTGCGCGAGCCTATTGAAGAGATTGACCACCCGATGCTGGCGATGCGTCCTGTAACAATGCCCGATCCGTTTACGGGCGAGCCTTTGTTGACGGGGGAGTTTGAACCAGAGGGGGGCTACCTTACAAATGGCGGCTTTCCTTATTACGCATTGCAGTTCGACCAGACGCAAGACTCTTTTTATGGCCAGCCGCCAATGGCTTATGCTGAAGACACGCAGAAGCTGATCGTAGAGTCCATATCGCGCCGGGCCGATCTGCTTAAGCGTTTTTCTCGCACGGTATTAGGGGCAAGGCGAGAGCGCGATGCCAACGCCGACATTGGAGAGACCTTAGAACAAGGCCGCGATGGCGATATTATTTGGGTAGAAGACCCCAGTTCTTCATTTCGTCCAATGGATTTTGGCAATCCCCCTCCCGATCAGTTGGGGATAGAGCGGGATGCGCGGGAATATGAGGAGCAGTCGCTGAACGTAAGCCAGATGGCAATGGGAGGGGGGCCAAAGCTGACCGCTACGCAAGCGAGCTTACAGGCGAGCTTTGGTCAGTTGAACCGAGAATGGATGCAGTTGCGGGTAGCGGATTGTTACAAAACGACCGTCCATAACACGCTGCGGATGATGGCAGATGCCCGCTACACGCCCGAAGAGTTCTTGGTCAACGTAGCGCAAGACGAGATGGAACCTGTTTATGAGGCTGTAACAGCCGACATGTTACGAGTTCGGTTTAAGATCGACATCGTAGCAGGGTCTACTTCGCCCATTACTGAGCAGTTAGAGCGAGAAGATGCACTGGCGTTGTTTAACTACACGATACAACTGCCAGAAATCAACCGCACCGAAGCTATAAAGGGGCTATTGAAAGCATTTAAAGTCAGTGACCCGGAAAAATACCTCGGCAAGCAGGCCGATGCAGACGCTATGAAGTTGGCAAGCATGGAAAACGTGGCTTATCTGATGAAGGGGGCTAACCCCAACGTAACGCCAGAAGAAAACCATCAGATCCACATGGGTATTCATGGCCAGATACAAACGCTGCCAGAGTTTCAGCAGTTGCTACCTCAACAGCAGCAGCAAGTCATGGCCATTGCCCAGCAGCATCTTCAGCAGCACATGCAAGCCCTGCAACAAAAGGCGCAAGGTGGTGGAGGTGCGGCGGCTGCGCCTGACCCCGAAAGCAGAGAGGTTCGGGAGCGAGGTGGCCAAGAGGGTAACATTGTTTCTATGGTAAGATCGCAAGCACAAGAGATGTCACAGCAGGTTCAACGTGCGCCGGGGCAAAACTAATGGTATTCCATGATTTTAGATGCGAAAAATGTAACAACTTGCAAGAAGATGTAACATTTACTACCATAAAAGACATAAAACGTGAAATTGACTGTAAAAGTTGCGATGGAACGGCGAAAATGACGTTTCGTTCGGGAAACAGCATACATCAGACTAGTTCCAGCATGTACGGCAATTATCATGCGGGCTTTGGGTGTGTGGTAGAGAGTTATTCCCATAAGCAGCAACTGCTAAAAAAATACAACGTAGTAGAGTCTTCGGATGCCGTAGGCGGCTCGCGCTGCCACCGGAAATCCGAAAACGACTTGAAAAAAACCAAAGTTGATGGCCCGCAATGGTCTTTTGGGGGAACACCCGCAGAGGCTATGCAGGCTGCTCAACAGCAAATGGAGGAATAAAAAACCATGTCCGAAGCAATACTGGATTTGGACTCCATATCAGCAGATGAGACAACTTCGACGGACTCTTTGGACGGCTCTGCGGATATTTCGACTACCGTAGAGCTTTTTCCCGAAGACACTCCGACTGAAACCTCTTCTGGTGACAGTGGACACTCTGAGTCAGAAAGTGCCGAGACATTTGACCCGAATGCAGTAGATTGGGCCAGAGTAGACCCGAATACTGTACCGGAGCAGTACAAGCCCGTCCAAGAAGCAGTAAAGCAGCAGCAAGCCGATTATACGCGCAAGATGCAAGACTTGGCCGACCAGCGCAGGCAGCAAGAAGCGCAGCAAGCTGAGTTGACCAACATGCAGCGAGAATGGGCAGATCGGGTGCAGGCCGTTGCGCCCGCACCGCAGCAACTTGATCCGGTGCAACAGTTACGGATGCAGTCCACGGACGAAGAAAATAAAGCAATGGACTTTATGGACTTTTATGTGGAGCAGCGGACGCAACAGAAGTTCAGCGAGCTTGAAGGTCGCTATAACTCGCTTTTGCAGCGGATGGAACAAAGCGAAGCAGTTATTGGGCCTGCAACTCAACGAATGCAGCAGCGGGAACGGGCTGAAGCCGTGGAGCGCACATCATCTGCCGTAAATGAGGCCGTAGAAGCCTATGGTGAGGATGTTCGTAACCCAAAGTGGACACCTGAGATGTTGCGACTAATGGAGAATGATCGGAATAACAACCCCCATCTTAATCCATTGACCGACAAGCCCTATACTGTAAAAGAAGCGTATGAAAAGGCTGCGGGCGTAACCGCAGGCAACGCAGCACAGCTTCGGGCCAGCGACAAGCAAACTCGGAGATCGTCAAAGAATGCGTTGCGAACTAATGCTTCTGTCAGTGCTTCAGAGGACGGATCGGCATTAACCGACAACGAAGTCTTGTCCCAACTACAGGGGCTGGGCTTTGAATAAGAGTAACAACTGTTACAGGAGAATTTATCGTGGCTAGTACTTCAACAACTGAGACATGGGACGCGGCATGGACCCTCACCATGAGGGCAAAGCGCAAGCGTCTTACTGACAACTTCTTCGACTCATATCCTACCTTGGAGGCTTTTCGCTCCAGCGGTGCGCTTGAGATGGAGAATGGCGGCAAAGAGATCCAGGAAGACATCCTCTATGCTGGCAACTCGGCTGAGTATTTCAGCGGGTATGATGTATTGAACACCGATGCCGTAGACGGTATCACGGCGGCTTTTTACCCGTTCCGTTACGCCAGTTGCCCCATTACCATCAACCATGTTGAGGAAATGGAAAACCGCAAGACGGATGCAGCTATGAAGTTGCTGGAAGCGAAGACGCAGCAGTCGATGCTGACTTTGCGCGACCAGATCAACACTTCGTTGTATTCGGCGCAGACGGGCAAGGCTCCGTTGGGACTACAGGACATCATTGCTGATGCGCCCGGCACCACCCCAACCACCTTGGGCGGCATCACCGTCAGTGGCAATAGCTGGTGGAAGAATAAGACCAACAACGCCAGCGGCGACACCTCGTTTGTAACCATCAGTAACACGAACTTTTACGAGGGCATGTTACGGATGAGCACGACTTGGAACGACATCAGTGAGGGCAATGAGCAGCCTACCCACATCTTTACCACGAATGACCTCTATGGCGATTTCGAGGAGATTTTTGAGGGAACGGGCTACCAGCGTCTGACGGGCAAGGACGCGCCCGGCGTTGATGGTCGCTTGCCGTCTTTCCGGGGTATTCCGGTCCAGTATGACCGCGATTGCGGTTCGGGCCGTATGTATTTTCTCAACACGAACTATCTGAAGCTGAAGATGCAGAATGGGATGAACTTTGCGAAGACCCCGTTCCGCGAACCGGCCAACCAGATGGCGAAGGTTGCTTTTATCATTGTTGGTCTTCAGTTGACTACCAACAATCGTCGCAGGCAGGGCGTTATTTACAACCTGACTGCGTAATAATCATCCGAGTCCCAAGCCAATGGGGCTTTAAGTCCGAGAAAAGGACGAGGGAGAACGAATAATGTCACGTAATGACAATGCCAATTTTGGCGTAGGCGGTATCGGCGGCGCGGGAAATGTCGGTATCTATACCGAGTCATCTACCCAGAAGTATAATTTAGGCCACCGGTTGGAACTGTATGATGGGCGCGTCTTTCGTTACTGCAACTTTGATGCTGCGGTGACGGTAGGAAAGATGGTTGGTGCCGATCAGTCAACGGGTGCCGCTGATGAGATTTCGGACGGCACCATCGCCACCGCTACGGCTGGCTCCACTGTTGTCACGCTAACGGCTTCCGGTTCTGCCGGTCCTCCGGCTGACTTTCAGGGCGTGGAGGCCAACGACTATGCAGGCTCTTACCTGCATATCACCGATGGCGACGGCGAAGGCTTCACCTACCGGATCAAGAGCAACGGCGCGGCCAGCAGCGATGCGGTCGCATTTACGCTCTACGACCCGATTGTAACAGCACTCACCAGTGGTGCTACTGATTGGGCGATCAGCGCAAGCCGGTATAACAACTGCCATGTTACGGATGCGACTCAGGGTACCATCGTTGATCCGTTTCCAACGGGTGTGACGTTGCGGGGCATCACCTCCGGCTATTTTGCTTGGGTGCAGACCAGAGGGCAGGCAACCTGCTTGGCCGATGGCACGATCACCGAAGGCAACCAACTCACGCTATCGGACGGCACCAATGGTGCGGTGCAGCTTAAAGATGCGGAGACGGAGATTGCAATAGGTCACTCCCTGACAACGGTTGCAACCGGCGAGTATGCGCCGATAATGTTGAACTTGGAGTAGCACACCATTGACTGAGGCGGGGCTTCGGCCTCGCCTCAGTTACCTTAAACAAGAAAGAAACTACCGTGAATAAAACTCCCAAGCAGCCGCAGGGTGTTACAGCAATCGACCCACAAGAAGCACAAAAAGTAACAGCGGCAACTGCTCCCCCTACTGTAAGTGTTACAGCCGATCAGATTGCGGAAGTAATTGCTAATGCAAGCGATGACGTAAAAGAAAAGATTCGCGTGCGATTGGACCTCAATAAGACCCATGCCCGCGCCAAGAAAAGACCGATGAACAACCAACAGGTTCGCAATACGGTCAAGGCGTTTGGCGAAGTGTCCCATGTTGATGGATTTGTTCCCGATCCTCCGAGTCGTATTACCGAGCGGGGTCAAGAGGCTGTTGACATCTGGAGAAATAGGTGGATTGAAGGAAACGGTAACAATTTAAGCGAATATGATCTCGACCAAATAGCTTCGGAAGCAACGATGTAACATGGCAGACCCCGTTCATGGCGATCTAACCGTAAATGGGAACGTCTTTGCTGCTGGGTATAGGGGTGACGGGACGCAGTTTAACGCGCTCGGCGCACCCCAACTCACTGGCACTCAGCGAGATGCGTTGGCCAATGTTGCAAATGGCATAATAATATACAATTCTACGACCAATAAGCTGCAAGTTCGGGCTAATGGAAGCTGGGTAGACCTACATTGACTAATATTGAAGTAATACAGCTTGCGCTTCGCCGGGTTGGCCTATCTACTACTTCGACAACCTTCAAAGATGGTGCAAGGTCGTATTTAAACCTCGCAACTAAGGATCTTGCCTCAAGGGCAAAGTGGTTTTGGCTGTTTAAAGAGAGTAGCTTTACTTGCGTTAGTAGCCAGCGCAGTTACAGCCTCGCTGCGGATGTAGCCGAGCCTCTTTCCTTTAGAAACAGCACCGAAGATCATGTGCTGGTTATCTGGAGCAGCCAAGACTTAGATGCTAATGACCCGGATCATTCCGAGACAGGCGATCCTCGTTACGTTAGCATTGACGGGATCAACTCATCTACGGGCTACATTAGCGTTGCCTTATACCCCAAGCCCGACAACAGCACAGATGTAATTAAATACCGCTACTATGGCTTCGTTCCAGACTTTTCCTCTGATGACGATAGCAACTCGCTCGACCCATACGTCCACCCCCTGTTACAGCCAGCACTTGTTTTTGGAATAAGTGCGCTATATAAGCAAGAAAAAGGGGATGACCAAGGGTCTATGGTAGACAAGGCGGAGATGGAGCGGATCATCCAGCGGGGGTTGTTACAAAACACTACAGTTCAAGGCAATCGGTCTTATCGGATGCGCCGCCGCGACAGCATGAATGGTGGTGCTTTTGACTTCAAGCCATTAGAAGGCAGCCTTTCCTAATGCCTATTAACGCAAGCTCGGTTCAATACGGACCTTGGTCGAAAGGGGTTAGATACGACCTCCCTACTGAGGACATGGGAATCGACGCATTGTATTCAATGAGCAACTGCCGAGTTGGGCAGGCGGGGCAAGTAGAGAAGCGAAAAGGGTTTTCTAAGTTTAATGGCTCGGCTCTCAATAGCGGTGCTACTGTAACAGCCGTTGGCCAAGTGACATTGGCGGGCGTAGAAAAGACTTTTGCAATATCGGGTAACAAGTTTTTTGACATCACAGGCGGCACCGGGACGGATCGAACGGGCAGTGCAACTATTACTGCCGGAAATGACAATGTGTGGGAATGGGTGCTGGCTGGATCATCGTTGGTGCTGACCAATGGCGTAGACACCGATGCAATAGCATGGACAGGCGGCACGAACAATATAGCAGCCTTAGATGATGATGGTAGATTTACGAAGGGCGCACACATCGCCTATTGGGACAATAGATTGTGGATAGGCAATGTAGATGGCGCAAAATACCAGCTTTGGAGAAGTAATACGGGCGATATTACCACATGGGGTTCGACCGATTACTACAACTTTGACTATGACATTACAGGCATTGCCCCTATCGGCAACTCTTTGGCCGTTCATACTGACGAAGGCGTTCACACCCTAACTCCAACGGGCAACGCTACTGTTCCGTATCAAGTTTCTCGCCGTGCGCCAGTTGGCACGGTTTCCGGTCGGGGCATTGTTACAATTCCTTCGGGGTTACAGATTTTTCCTCGGCTTGATGGGTTTTACGCATGGAATGGCGGCGATGAGGTCACCAAGATAAGCCAAGCATTGGATGGCAGTCGCTTTTGGGACAAGCTCAACACAGCCAAACTGAGCCTTTGCCACGGAATATACTACCCCAACATGAATGAGGTGTGGTGGTTTATCCCCTATGGGGCCTCGCAGGCTACTAACAACTACGCGGTCGTTTATAACACGTTACTAAACTGCTGGTCTGGCCCTTATACCAGCATGGCGCGGGATGCTTCTGGCTTAGTGGATGACTTGCCCCATGCGGGCGGCTTTGATGGGTTCGTCTACACCCATGACACGACAAACGCAGATGACACCTCGGCCATATCAGCTACATTTGAAACAGGATCGCCTGCGCCGATGGGGGCCGATGTTAGGCTGCGCTGGCTGTATGCCCGCCACTTTTTCGATACGCAAGATAGTGGATATGACGTTCAAGTGTTACAGCAGTCTCCCAAGATAACAGGCACAACAGAAGCCATCTTGATGGGCGAATTGAGCGCAGGTCTTGGCTCGTTTGTGCTGGGAACGTCAAAGTTGGGTGGAAACACCGATGCTTTATACGCAGATACTGACTTGATAGGCTACGACAACATGAGTCAGCTTAAATATACCAACAATGCTTTAGACGAACCATTTACCTTTAGGCGCGTAATGTTACAATACAAGCCTATTGGCCGAATGCGCCGCCGAAAAGTTATAGGGGTGGAGTAATAGGTCATGGCAAACGGATCATTTGATTACAAAAAAGACCCTCGCTTTAGAAAAATACAAGAAGGGGCAAAATACGGTCAATACGATGCAGATGCACTTTCAAAGGCATTGTCGGGCATCGGGCCAAGCGTGCCGGGGGGCTACGATATTCACCATGCTGGGGCACTTATTGCCGATAGTGGCTTTAACCCCAATGCGTCTTTTGCCGACTACACTAAGGGCCTTGCTGGGGCTATGGGGGATGATCCGAATGCAAGGAACCCCGGCTTCGGTGGTATGTCTTTTAATGAGTTTCAGAGCCTGTTTCCAACGCAAGCGGTGGACTTTACCCGCAGCGATGCTTTTAAGAATATTAGTGTTCCGAAGACAACGACAACATCAACTGCGGCAAACCCGGCTGCCGTTGCGGCCCCCGATGCTCAACCCCAGCCTCAACCTCAACCCCAGCCTCAACCTCAACCCCAGCCTCAACCTCAACC